ACCTATCTAGCATTGTTGGAAGAAAAGAGTTTTTAACTAGTGGTCTATCCACGGACAGCAAATTCTTTGTTGATGCCATTGAGGATCCAATCCTAGTTAAGAGTGTTTCTAACATTCAAAAACCCATTACAGACGGGTTTGTGAGCTTGTACGCTATGGACTATGGACGCAGTAACGATTTGACCTTGATTGGTCAATACCATCCTACAGAGGTCAATCCGCAGTACCGCAGGATTCGCATTGGCAAACCATGTGCATGGGTAAGAATTGCCTATAGGCTAAAACCTCCAGTTATCACGTCCAAGTACGATTTTATCCCAATTGAACACACACGCGCAATCATTTGCGGGGTTCACGCTTGCGACTTGGAGGATAAAGATTTTGCTGAACAATCACTACGTTACTGGGGATTTGCTTTGGCATATCTCAAAAACCAGCAAGAACACCAAGATGGTCACGCATTTGTTCCACCACAAATTAATTCTGAAACGTATGGTGATACATCTGATCCAGTAATGTTTTAATATGCAACATTGTATTTATTTTTTAAAACATCCATCAACGGATGAAATAAGATATGTTGGTAAAACAAATAATCCCAAAAGAAGGATTATTCAGCACCTTTATACAGCTAGACATAAAACCAGAAAATCTCATTGTTGTTGTTGGATTGGTTCTTTATTGAAAAGCAATCAAAAGCCAAAAATGCAAATTATAAATTGGTTTAATTTAGAGGATGATTGCAATAATGCTGAAAAATTAATTATTGAAAATTTTAGGAATACTGGAATAAGATTAACAAATTTAACAGATGGGGGAGAAGGTCAAGTTGGAAGGGTGATGTCTGAAGAAACAAAAAACAAAATAAGAGAAACAATTTTAAAAAGAGGACATTATTTAAACAGAAAACCAATGTCACCTGAAGTTAAATTAAAGCTTTCTTTGGCTAGAAAAGGAATTAAGCTTTCAGAAGAACATAAAAAAAAGCTTTCTGATGCAAAAAAAGGAAGAACAATTCCTCTTGAAACAAGAATTAAAATGTCAATGACAGCAAAGACTAATGCATTAATTCCAGAAAATAGAAATGCTTTAATCTTGCGTCTTGAAAATTACAAATCACTTCTAGAATGAAAAGTGAAAACATTACAGCAGGAAGACTAAAAAAAGTCTCAACTGGGTGGGTGCAAGGGGTTAATTCCGTTCGCAACCCGTGGTCATTGCCTGAGAACCAATGCAAGTGGGGAGTAAATGTTAATGTCCGTGGTGGCATCGTGCAGACCAGACCGGGGCATAAGATGCAACTATCCCTTCCCGCTGGAAACTTCCAAGGTGGTGTTCTGTTTTCTGCAAATAAACAAAAGGAATCGGCACTCACAATCGAGCGTGATGGGGTAGTATCAACTACCCCAGCTAAAATCTTCGACGTTGATGGAAATGGTGTCGTTGCAAGCGAGTTGTCCTACATGGTGTTTGCTGTGAACGGAAACGTCTACTACTCGCCATTCCCGTTGGTTCAGCCAAGCAACTGGGAGGATTATCGTCTGAAAAACATCTCGATGTCACCAGACGTTGATCAATTCGTGTTTGCGCTTGCCACACGCTCCGCAAATCTATCGACTGGAACAGACGAGTTTGCTACTCCTGCACATCGGATTGTGATGATCCAAGATGGTATTTCATATCCATCATTTTGGGATGGTGCAGACAAGGGTGGAACGCAACTCTCCACAATTCCCGTAGGATACTGGATGGCATATAGCGGAAACAGAATGTGGATCGCTGATAAGAATATCGTGCTTGCATCCGATCTAGGTGATCCAACCTCTTTCAAAGAACGCACAACAGGAACATCCCGTGGAGATTTTAGTTTTTCTCGTCCCGTCACTGGAATGACAAGTTATGTGGGTCAGGACACTTCGACAAGATTGATTGTATTTACTGATCGTTCTACATTTCAATTGAAATCAGGAGTTCTTGATCGCGAGCAGTGGGTCACAACTGAAAACTTCCAATCCACCCTTTACCCAACTGTTGGTTGCATTGCTGGAAAATCAATTGCCTTCCAAGCAGGTCAGATGTGGTGGTACGCGCAGGGGGGTCTAATGACAGGTGATATTGCAGCAACCTCCTACTTGTCCTCGCAGGTTTTGTTTAAGGACGTTGAAATGGCAAGAGCAAAGAGACTCATGGCAGCGGATCCAACGAGGATTTGTGCCACGGGATTTGAAAACTATTTGCTTTACTCTATTCCATATCTTCAAACATTAAATTCAGACACCATGGTGCTAGATTATGCAACGGCATCAGAATGGGGTAGTGGAGAAAATAGGTTTCCAGCATGGGCTGGAGTTTGGACAGGAACACGCCCAGTAGAATGGACTACAGGGGTCATTGACGGGCAATCTCGGTGCTTTCATTATAGTGTAGACTATGCAGCGACCAACGATGGATCATTCAACCACCTTTGGGAGTCATTCCAACCAGAACGAATCGATTCTTACCTTCAGATCAATCCAGACAAAACTACGACCACACTTTACAATCGGATTTACTCGCAATTTGAAACTCCATTGCTTGGAGACGAAATGGATCTAAAGAAGTTTGTGTATGCCGAAATCGAATCAACGCAGATTGGTGGCACAGTTGACCTAAAAGTGTCCTACAGGGGCAGCAAGGGATCATACAACCCAATCCTTCAAAAGCGCATACTTGCGGTCACGGATGACTACCAATGGCAGAATACTCCGTATGAGTCAGAGATTCAGAATCTAGGTTTCCTTAACTCCCAGTATCGAAGGTTGACCACTGAATCGGCGCAACGGAATTCACTTGTTTCAACGTGCGAGTCTTATCTGACAGACGATGTAGATAAGGCATTTTCTTTGTTAATCGAGTGGTGCGGTGAATTCGGAGTGGAAATCGTTCGACTCTTCATGGATCCATACATGGAAAAGTCCACAGGTGTTCCGCAGGGAGACGAAACTCAATCTTGTGTTGTAGCACAAACTGGCGAAACATTGTTAATCGACCTGTTGCCTAATCCATACGAGCAACAATCGGCAAATGATAACTCATATAGCGCAAAGGTATTCAAGACCGCAACATTGATTTGTGATGTAAACCCATCGAAATCAATTTCTGCCACGGCATCTGCTACGTTCTTGTCATATATTAGTTTTGAACACGCGCAGGAGGAAGCTGGAGTGCTTGCACTTCAATCTGCAACTGCCGCTGCACAACAATTTAAAGCCCAGAATCCCTGCTAATATGCCATCGATTATTACAGCAACCAAAGAGGTCACTAGCTTTCCAAACAAGTTCATCTCCCCATTTGGTGATGATCCCGTGGTTCCAATTTACTCATCAATCCCATTCACGACTGGTCAAAATAATTGCTTGCCATGCGCCATCTGTGGCAGTAATTCTACTCGCAACAATATTCTGAAAGCGCAAGCGGATAAATTTGCTAACTATACACAAACTATAGCCAACCCAGATGATATTCTAGTTGGATTTAATTAATACATATGAGATCAAAAATGCAATACAAACTCGTCCAAAAAGGAACAAATGAATTCTTGGAATTAGCAGATTTCGCTGAAGATTTTGACCATAAAATTATCGAGCATCCTAATATTAATGTGTATGCACATTATCGTGATGGTGAATTGTTTGGATACTCTGATCACGTTTTTATTCCAACAATTTATCCAGCATTTCATCCTAAATTTACTCGACCTAGAGATGTGATGCAATGCATGAGTGATTGGATAACTTATTCTCAAATAACCAATTCACCGGGGTACATTGGTGTGCCATTAAAGGATGAACGAACTAACTTTACAAACGAAATAATGGAAAAATTAGGGTTGACTCCTTTAAAAAGAGAAGTCTATTCTTTAACTTAATTAAACTTATGGGCGGCCAAACATATACTCCTCAAATTCAACAACCTCGTCCTGAACTTAACATGATGATGGCATCCGAGGCAAACAAAGGGATGTATGGTGGTCTTGCTTCTCAAGGTAGGTTGCTTGAAATGGCTGCTCAACTAAAGCCAATTTACCAAGACTTTAACCCCAGCGAGGTATCTCAACAGGCTTTTGAATTGGGTATTGAAAACGCAAATCGCGCAAGACAATTTGAAGAATCAGTAGATCCAACCCTAGCCAAGATGCGGTCAGGCATGAGTGAGACTGTACAGAATCTAACCTCCCCTGAGTCTTGGCAACAAAAACTAGGGCAGTGGGCAAAGACAAAAGGTCTGGCGCAAATGATGGGGACTGGACTCGACATGGGATCCACCATTGGCAGGTCTGCAATGTTCGATCAATCCACGGCACAAGGAAGGCAGATTGCTTTGGAAGATTTGGCACTGCGTCAAAAGTATCTAGACGCAACCCAAATGCAGGGTGGCATTGATCCCGGCTCATTGGTTGCAGGTCAACTAGCAGCAAAAGGACAGAACCAACAAAGTCTTCAAGAGTGGCAACGTGGTGTCCTATCTGGCGCACAGGGTCTAGGACAAACTGCACAGGATGCAATTAACCGCTCGATGGGTAATATCCAATCCGCTCATTCCGCAAACGTAGCAGACACTCAAAATTATAACAATATGGCAAACCAAATTATGGCGCAAAATGCTCAAAGCAAAAATGCCGCAATGGGATCTTGGCTTACTGGTGGTGGTGCAGTTGCAGGGGCAGCAATTGGAACAGGTGCTGCAATTCTTATTTAATGAAAAACCTAATACATAAAACAATAGACAAAGCAGTTCGTTGGAACAAACAATGGCCCAATGCGGTCATCTTTTGGTCTGGAGGAAAGGACTCAACTGTCCTTCTTCATTTTTTAAAATTTAAGTGTGGAATTGATTTGCCAGTAGTTCAATTTCGGCAACCTAAATTCCGTGAAAGGTACGCTTACTCCGATAAGTTAATTAAGGACTGGCAACTCACCATGTACGAGTATCCAGCATTTAAACATACTTTGGCAGATGGGCCTGATGTGGAGACTGGTGAAGTTCGCTTCGATCTACTACACTACTTCCAATGGGGCAAAAACTCCGTGGTATTGTCTCTAGGAACAGAACGTCCCAAGGCAAACGAACCCTTTATGTGTGGTGTTGATGACTTTCTAATGCGTCCCACTGGAACATTTAATTTCCCGTGGAACGGAGTTTGGATTGGAACTAAATGGACAGACACTGACCTGATTAAAGGTCATGTTCCATTGGCTCAAGACATTCGTCATGTTGATGGCAACCCTGCTTCACTTTACCTTCTAAAAGATTGGAATGACGAGGATGTTTACGAGTACCTAGAGGCAAACAACGTAAAGCCAGACCCAACTCGATATGTCAAAGGCAAGCATGGATGGATGAACAATCCTGACAAGTCACTGAACGCTGACTTCTATCCTGTCTGCCTCAATTGCGTTGATCGTCATCTAGGGCCACACGTCGATTGTCCAAAATTAAAAGCAAAAATAACTAACATTTCCCATCTTGCGCCTTACGAAGATCTTGTAATGCCAGATTTGGGATTTAAACCAGTGAATTGGAATAACGGAGAATAACATTATGGGTGGATCAAATGCAGCAAACGCAACAGGAGCAGGAACACCAGTGGCTAATAGCCAATATGGTGGAATTGTCGGAAGCATTTCTAATGCACTTGGTCGAACAGGTGATTCCGCACAAAATTTATTGGCAGGTAAACTAGGAACTGGAGCGCAACCTCGACCTGATTACAATCCGCAAAAGCAACAGCAGAACCAAATGGGCGATGCATTGAAAGACGCATTTGGTAAGGTTGGTCAAGCGGCATCTTCTCCATATGATCGTGCGGCTAAATCACAATCTGATTCTGCTTCAGCATGGTCTGCCATGCAACGTGGTAGTGGTGACGGAAGTGGCAGTCTTGGTTTTTCATCTATGGGTGCATATTCCGTACCAGAGACTGGTGAGGAAAAAGTATCACAAGGATGGGCTGATGCATTTAAGTCCGTTGGAACTGCTGCAATTGGCGCAATGGGTTCCGCTGCTGGTGGCACTGGAGGATTTGGATCACAATCAGAAATGCTAAAACATACTGCCCCCGGAACAACTGGATCATTTAATGCTGGAATGGGATGGGTTCCCCGTGCTACCCGTGCTTAATGGACGATGAATACGACTGCGAAAAGTGCGGTGCTTGTTGTTGCTTTAAGTGGTCTTGGCCTGTCTTGCGACGAGATCGATCTGATGCGACTCGTATCCCGCAAGAGATGCAAAGACAAGACTACCCGCTGATGAAAACCACCGATTCTAGATGCGTTGCCTTGGATGGAAAAGTTGGTGAGAAGGTGTGTTGCATGGTATATGCAGACAGGCCAAATTCTTGCAGACAATTCCAACCCGGTTCTGATCTTTGCAAAGAGGCGAGAAAGAAATTGACAATTTGAAATATTAAATGTATTTCACTAACAACCAACCAAACAATTAACATTAAAATTAAGGAGTAATATTATGGGAGGAGGATCAATGCCTACACCACCACCACCACCAGACAATTCAAAGGTCTTGCTTGAGCAAATGAAAATGCAACGCGAGGAAGCTGCACTTGCAAGGAACCAAACAGACATGGCTCAACGCAATTCCATGATTGAAGCTCAAAACCAGCAAGCATCCATGCTTGCGCGTGAAGGTACGCAACGGGCGCAGCAGAACGCAAGCGGCATGAATGCCATTAAAGCGGCAGAGGATGCCGCTGCTCGTCAACGTAGCGCAACTGAGGCTCAAAGTGCAGGGTCAGCAGTAACTGGTGGCGCATACGATGTCAATGCAGCACGTCAAGGCGCAATGGCAAACCTTGGAGCGGCATCTGGAACTCTTCCATCCACGGGGGCCAACATGATGAACCCAACGATGGTCAACCCTGCAATGACAACTGCGGCTAACCAAGGCGCAGGTGGCAGCAACCAGCGGGTCAACCAATTCGCAGTTCCTTCAGCATCTGGACTAACATTCGGCGGGGCTTAACCTTATGGCACTACCCACTGGTGGCTATTCGTTCACCCCACAGACCGCAAGTCTTGGGGCGAGTCCTCTTTCTGCGCTCAAGCCTCTTGACGTTGGAGTAAGCATTCAATTTACTCCCATGCCGAAATACGAGGTTCCGTCCGCGCAGCAGGAGTTAGTCAGCATGGGTGCTGCAAAGGGGTTCCAAGCGTTAGCTGAACCTGTTTTTGCTGCGATTAAGGCAAACGATGATAAGCTTCAAAAAGCAGACGATGAAGCTCTAAAATTTGAAAGAGACAAAACGCTTGCTAGAATCAGAGCAGAAAAGACCCCAGAGGAACTAAAGTTTGAAAAAGATTATAATGAAGCAAGGCTTGCAAATCTAAATAGCCTAACAGCAGAACGTGGTGGAGATAAGGTTCCTATTAACACAAAAAGAAAAGGGTTTTTCAAAGATCCAATAACTCCATCTGCTAATTTTGATGATTTACCAGAAGTCCCATCAGATCCATCTAAAGCCGAGGATTCAACACAGACATTAGCACCACTGTCATCCGTTGATGAAGAGTTGCCAATGCCAGATTTTAGCAGGTTTAAAAGAGGAGGGGTTTTATCTGATATTTCATTTCAACAACCATCAGCAATTACAACTGCTCCATTTGAACCAGTTATCTCAGAAGAAGAACTCGCTGCGGTTAGAAATCCTCCCCTTGCAAATATGCAAGCCGCAACTGGAGGTGTTATGGTTCCTCCAGCACCTATGCCAGAGGTTCGTACTGCAATCCCTGTTACACCAACTCCAGAGGTTCGCGCTGCTGCTCCATTATATGAACCTAACGATTTGATTGCTCCATATGAAAGCTGGGAAGATGCTGAAATGGCAAATCAAATGCTTGCAAAGCAACTGCCAAATTATGAAGTAAAGCCCGTTAAGCAGCAGATTATTGATGGTCAAACTTATTATGTGGTTGAACCTCCAGTTAAAAAACAAACACAAGAACAAATCCCATCTAATTTAGCAGTTAAAAGTGCTAAAAAACAAGTTGGTGATGTAACTTACGATTTGATCCCCAAGGGTGAAATTAAACAGCAGGTCAAAGCATTAAAAGAACCTCTTGGTGAAATTGATACGATGCTTCGCACCATTAATCAGATCAGAAGCATTTATAAGGGCATTTCTCCCGGTGTCGGAGGTTTAGCAAATTGGCTAAGTTATATCCCCGGTACTGATGCTTCGGACGTTGAAAAACTAACCAAGACCTTGCAAGGTAATATTGCATTCAAAAAACTTGCAGACATGAAAGCGGCATCTCCAACAGGTGGTGCTTTGGGTGCGATTAGTGAAAAGGAATTAAGTTTGTTGGCATCTAATCTTGGGTCAATTGATCCAAGCCTAAGTTTCTTTTTGTTTAAACAAAACATTGATGAGATTGAAAATATTGTATCAAGGGCAAAAGAAGGAATTAAAGAACAAATTCAATCTGTTGAAATGCCGCAAAACTTTCAATCTATTCAATCGCAAGAAAATCTTGTAGAAATTAAATCGCAAGAAGATTGGAAAAAATTAAAGTCTGGGCAAAAATATATTTTTAACGGGGTTACTGGAATTAAAAAATAATATGGCATGGCAACCACCTGAAGATGAATTAGACAATAATGTTCTACAGCAATCGAAACCTCCTGAGGATGAATCGGTCAAAAATATTCCAAATCAATGGAGTCCTCCTAAAAATGAATTAGTTGAAAATACTCCAGATCAATGGAGTCCCCCTAAAGATGAACTAGATAATAGTCCTACTAAAATTAAAGACGCAGGTACGCTTCAACAAATGAAGCAATCAGGTCAAGAATTGACCCGTGAGCAAGAGAGAATTCTGTTTGACGCTGAAGATAAAAAAGAGTTTACACAAAAAGCATCCGAGGCTGTCACCACTTTTGCACCTACCGCAATTGATATTGCAAAGCAATTGGGAACAGGTGCTGGTGAATTTTTGTATAAAGGAGTTTTAAAGCCAATTGATTCAATTTCCCAGTCTGATGAAGAGG